CGCCGACCATTGCGGCCAAGGATTTCTTCACCGCTGCCCTGAGCGATAGCAGCCTGGGCAACCTGACCCTCAAGCATGGTCAGACCGCTGGCAATATCGTCACGCTGACAAGCTCGACGATTGACATCGGCGATCCGAGCTACGAAGATCAGGACGGAATCCATATGCTTGCCGTGCCGGTGATCGCCGTGCCTGGCAGCTCTGGTAACGACGAGATCAACCTAGTCTTCTGCTGATGTCTTTCGTTCTCAAGCAGTCCACGTCCTACAAATGGCCGGTGAGCGTAAAGCTGCCGGCCGACGGCGGCAAATTTGAGAAACAGACATTCGACGCAGAGTTCAAGCGATTACCGCAGGGCCGGATCAATGAGATCCAGGCTGAGGTGCAGGTGCGCATCAAAGCCGCTGAGCGCAATGAGCCAGTGGATAACAGCATCAGCGATCAAACGATTGCCGATGAACTGCTGGTTGGCTGGGCCGGTGTGGTGGATGCTGATGGCGATGAGGTGCCATTTTCTGAAGCCACCAAGCAGCAACTGCTCGACATCCCAACCGTGGCCGCGGCCATCATCGTGGCTTACTTCGACAGCCTGACCGGGACTAAAGCAAAAAACTGAGAGACGCCGCCCGGTACTGGGTGAAGGGCGGCGTTATCGATCAAACCTTGGATGATGCAGCGGCCTTCGGTCTTGAGATCGATGTAACGCCGCGGCCTGAGTATTTCGAGGTTGAGCCTGATGCATGGCCTGCAGTGCAGGCATTCCTGCGATGTCAGACGCAATGGCGCACAGGACCGGCTGGGTTGGTTGGCCTGGACTATGCAGCGTTGGCGTGGACGTTTAAGCTGTATGAGGTGCCTGATCCTGCTGCCATGCTCGCTGACGTGCAGATCATCGAAGGCGAAATCCTGGCCGCAATGCACGAGAAGGAGGGCTGATCATGGCGCTCGATATGACTGCCGCGGTCAAGATCCAGGCGAGTGTTGATGGCGTTGCGCAGATTGCTGGACTAGAGAAAAGCCTGCAGCGTGTTGATAAAGAAGCCACCGGCCTGCAAGGTACATTCAATCGACTGAAAGGAATCACCAGCGGATTGGGTGGCGCCTTTGGTGCGTTGCTGCCAGCTGCTGGTATTGCCGGCCTGACTGCATTGGGCAAGCGTGCCATTGATACAGCCGACAACCTGAACGATCTCAGCCAGCGCACTGGTGTCGGTGTTGAGAGCTTGAGCAAGTTTGGCGCCGCTGCAGCCGATAGCGGCAGCAGTGTGGATGAGGTAGCCAAGGCCATGGGCCGGCTGGCCCGCGGTGTGGTGGATCCGGCCTCGAAGGCTAATGAGGCATTGCGCTCGATCGGTGTCAGCTCAACAGATGCGAGCGGCAAGATCAAGAGCATGGATCAGATCATGCTCGACGTGGCTGATCGGTTCGCCAAGATGCCAGATGGTGCGCAGAAGACTGCGTTGGCGATGGATCTATTCGGCAAATCTGGCGCCAACTTGATCCCGATGCTGAATCAGGGCCGGGACGCCCTGGGGCAGTATTCAGCGACGACCGACACGCACAGGGCCCAGGCGGCGGATAAGTTTCACGACTCGATCAACGCTGTGGCACGGGCTGTAGCGGGGCCATTCAATCAGGCAATCACGGCATTGCTGCCATTGATTACCCAGGTGGCTCAAGGCATCGCGAGCTTCGCTCAATGGTTCAGTGGTTTGCCCGGCCCGGTGCAAGCAGCCATTGCAGGGATTGCTGCGCTGACTGCTGGCCTGATTGCCCTGGCACCAGCGATTAGTGCATTGATCACCATCGGCGGTGCGCTCGGAGCAGTATTTGCCGGCGGTGGAATCTTCGCCACGCTGGCCGGCACTTTGGGCGCTGTGGTGCCTGTGATCACGGCGATCGGCACTGCGCTCAGTGGTCTGCTGCCGATCTTGGTTGCAGTGTTCACCGGCCCAGCCGGCTGGGTGGCGTTACTTGTCGCGGCTGGTGTTGCGATCTATGCGTTTCGTGATCAGATCGCCGGGGCATTCCAAGCGATCGGCCAGGTGATCACCGGGGCCGCTACAGCATTCACAAGCACCTTCATCACGCCAGTTCAGACCGGCTTCCAAATGCTGGTCAACGGCATCAAGACCGCTTTCGCCAGTTTGGGCAGTGTGCTCACTGCTCCTTTCCAAGCCGCTGCCACCACGATCAAGGGCATTGTGAATGGCATCCTGAACGGCATCGGTAGCGCGATCAGCTCAGTTGTGAATGCCATCAATGGCATCATCGCAGGGGCTAACCAGGCACTGGCTGCGCTCAAGCTGCCCCAGATCCCTCGACTGCCATCGCCCAGTATTCCTCGTTTTGCTGATGGCGGCGTGGTCTCCGGGCCCACCTTGGCGATGGTTGGTGAAGGTGGCGAGCCGGAATACATCGTGCCGCAATCCAAGGCCACTGGCTTCGCTAATAACTGGTTGGCCGGGATGCGTGGCGGCAAAGCGATTCCCAAGTTCGCCGAGGGCGGCGTGGTGATGCCAAGCTCCGCCAACGTGAGCATTCAGACTGGCCCGGTGACGCAGATGGATGGCACCAACTTTGTGACCACACAGGATCTGAGCCGTGCAGTGCAGGCAGGCGTTGATCAGACGCTGGCGCTATTGGCTGGCGACATCAATGTGCGTGCTGGGCTGGGTCTGATCTGATGGCCAGTTACGACATCATGTGTTTCTTGGAGTATTACTCCGATCGGGACAACGTGATCGATCCTGGCAGTGGCCTCAGGATCCCGACCAGGCAATGGCAGAACTTCTATCAGGTGGCACAGACGCTGAGCATTGATGCCAACGTCGGCGGCAGCTACTTTTATTTGGCCTTCGATGTGGATGGATTCGGCTCAACGGCTGCTGCATCCATCAATGATCTGTCGATTGATATCGCTGCAACAGCTGATCTGGTGGACATTACCGACACGGCCATGGCAGCCGACAACCTAGTGATCGCATCGCTCTACATCCAAGATGCTGGTGAGGATGCCTTCCATGCTGCCAGTGCTCAGCTGATCAGCCGTTACATCGGTAGCATTGAAGGGGCGAGCCTGAGCGATGAGGCGATCAGCTGGACGGTGAACCCGGCGATCAATAAGTTGAAGCCGCAGGTGCCGACCCGTAAAATCACAGCAGACATGCTGATCCGGCAGACGGGGCAATGAGCGAAACCGTCTTGGCCATTGATCTGAAGGTGACATGCGCCGATCATGGGATTCATGAGGGCGTCACGATGAAGGTCGTGGATGAGCGTGTGGTTTATCTGACAACAGGCGGAGAAGAGTTGAAGGGTGACTGCGCTGTAGAGAACATCAGCGCCGGCACATTCTTGAAAACGATGGACGTGATCTCAGCCGCTATCTGGACATATCGGAGGCAGGGTTGATGACGATCTCAGCAGAAGAAGCCCAGCGGATTCTTAATAGAGAAGTAATCAGAACCAGAGGGGGGGGCGATTCTGGTCTCAGGTCGCGAATTGTTAAGGTAAACTACAATGGCCGTATTTACAATCGCGCCGAGCTTGTCGCCGCAGCCAACAGCGCACCATCGCAATCATCTGCAGAAGTTGGCACTACAGCAACCCGCAGCGATGCTGCAATCACTAAAAGCAAAAAGCCGCAAACCGATCTAGGCAAACAGCAAACCGTTGCCGCAGCTGGTGACACAGTGCCGATTGTATTCTGCAAGCGCAGCGGCAATGTGGGCGGCACATGGGTGCAACCTGCGCTGGTCAAAACTGGCTCATCTGATTTTGTCGGCAGTTTTCTCTATGCCATCAGTCAAGGGCAGATGGTCAGTTCGCCTGTGAAGTATCAGGCATGGGTTGGCACGCAAAGCATTCAGACTTTTTCCAGCGCAGGAACATTAACGCTCACCCATTACTATGCCTCGGCTGCAACGATGGCAGCGGCAAAAAATGTTTGTCCCATCAGTTCTGGCAAAATTTTCTGTGATTACAATGCCTATTCGTATTTGGCCCCATTGTTTGGCACAAGCGGGACAACAGAACGTTGGCCTGATGTTGAAACCTACTATTACAAGGTCCAAGCAATCACACGAGGGAGTGGCGACACTAATAATTCTGTTATCAGCTATGCAACGCTTGATGTCGAAGTGTTTGACAATAAAACCGGAGCAGACATCACATCCGCCTATTGGGCTGGTCTTGGCATTACGCCTGGTGCGGGTGTCACTATCATTCTTAATGGTGTATTTTCTGGCGGCACTTTAATTGGCGGCAATCCTGTTGGATATATTGATAACTTTGGCATCACAGTTTACGCAAAAGAAGCCGCCGGATATTTTGCCAGCCTTGGATCCACCGGCCCATACACCGTGCTTTACGGCACTGGCACAGTCAACAATCGTATCAACACCTCACTGCCAGCAGATACTGGCACGCTAGATGGCGTCCAATATGAATGGAAACTTAGCTCTTATCTCGACCCAACCGCCCCTCCAAGCACTGCGGATTTCACCAATTTTGCAGACATCACTTTTCTTGAGATCGACGGCAATATCTACGATCAACCCAGTTCTGGTTCCTATCCAACCACCACACGGCAACTATCGATCTTCTATCAAAATGGCACCACCGTTGATCTATATAGCAATGGCCTAGTTGGTGGCGTCTATCAAACCGGGGCCAGCAATCAGTTTGTTGACCTAGCAATGTACCTGTTCACGCTGATGAAACGCGTGAGCGGGGCAACTACTGCCAGCATCGCCGCTCCGATTGATGTGAGCAATCTGCAGGCGCTGGCGACGTTCTGCACCAACACCGGCCTATTCTTCAACGGCATTATCGAACAGTCGATCAATACGATTGACTACATTGCCAAGACGGCGCCATTCTTTCTGCTCTCGTTTGTTTCCAGCAACGGCCGCTATAGTCTGCAGCCAATCCTGCCATTGAATGCTGGCAATACGATCAAGACCACTGCTCTGACCGCTGCGGCTACATTCACCGAGGCCAACATCATCCCCGGTACGTTCCAGAAGCGATATTTCGATGCTGATCAGCGTCGTGCAGTCAACATCTCATTGGTCTGGCGTGAAGCTGATCCGCTGATCATTGGCATTCAGCGCACGACCACCGTGCGCTATTCCACTACCGATAGCAATGCGCCGACGGTCCAGTTCGACATGACGGACTTCTGCACCAGTGCCGCCCATGCTGCGTTTTATGGCAAGTACGAACTGGCGCGGCGTAAGTATTCAACGCATGTGGTCAGCTTCTCCACGCCGCTATTGACCACCAGTTTGATCCCAACTCAAATCATTAAAGTGCAACGCCAACGCATCAACAGTCGCGGCGACAACCGGCAGGAGATTGAGTGGTATCAAATCACCCGCGTGAAACACAGCAGCGACGGGCTTAGCGTGATCGAGGCCGCGCATTTCCCTGTGGATGGCAGCGATATCGCTGAGATCAGCAACGAAGTGGTGAACGGGACGTTCGAGGTGATCTGATGGCTACCTATCCCTCGCTGACACCAAGCACCAGATC